TCACGCGTTTTGGCTTCTGGTAATTCCCCGCTTGCGACTACCAGCATCTGCGGCGACGGCGCCACCGGCCTAGTTGCCGTTGGCAGCACCATTGCTGACGCTCTGCAACTGTCCGCGGTCTGGAACACGATCACCACCAGCTCGGCATCAACTGGCGTAATTCTGCCGCCGACCGAAGCTGGCGCCATGATCGGCATTCGCAACGATTCTGGCCAGACGATTACTGTCTACCCGAAATCGGGATCGACGATCAATGCTGGCGCGTCAACTTTGACTGTCGCAACGGCAAAAACAGTCATTCTGTTTGGCACTAGTGCTACCACCTGGGCATCGGTTCTGACTGCGTAAACTGCGTAATGACAATACCTTCGCGGGTTTTGGGTGCTGGCGCTTCATCCTTGATGACCGTTGCCATTTGTGGCGATGGCGTTGACGGGTTGACCGCGGCCGGCACCACTCACGCAGATGCTTTGCAATTGACAAAAGTTTATAACTCTGTAAATACCGCGGCTTCTGGCACTGGCGTTTTGCTACCCCCTACACAAATGGGCGCAGTGATTTATATTGCCAATTCCGGCGCTAACACAATTAGCGTCTATCCGTATGAGGCCACAACGACGATCAACCAAACATCGTCAGCTTCAGTTGCCAGCAATTTCAGCAGTATATTTTTTGCGGTATCTGCAGCAAAGTGGTACAGCTTGACAGGCGCACGAACTTAATCCCCACAGGAGAACACAAATGGCTTTAGACAGCGACATTCACAACGCAGACTCGCACTTGCATGTTGAATTTTATTTAAATGAAGAAGGCAAATTTAAAGAAAATCCAAAAGAATTTGTGCGGATCATTGTGCCTGGTGACAAGACCAATGTCGTTGATCAGCCGGTCAGGGATGACCACAAAGAGCGTTTCCCCCGTCAATACCTGTACTGGAAGATGCAGAACACAGACGCATCTGAGATCGGGACACCGTTGTCGCAGTGGAACGCTGAAGATTCTGAAGGATTCAATTCTCATCAAATGGCAGAGCTGCAAATTCTTAAATTCCAGACGGTTGAGCAGATCGCCACTGCCACTGACTCCCAATTACAGCGCATAGGAATGGGCGCCACGGGCTTGCGCGAAAAGGCGCGTCTATATATTACTAACAAGAACAAATCAAAGAGTGACATAGAATTGGAAGAAACTCGCGCACAGTTGAAAAAACTGCAAGAGCAGATGGCTATTTTGATGGAACCCAAAAAGCTGGGCAGACCGCGCAAAGAGGCTGAAGCATCATAGAAAGGTTGAATTATGTCGAGCACAATGCTCCAGCTAGTGCAGCAGGTCACAAACGAACTAGGCGTTTCGACGCCCGTTTCGGTTGCTGGCAACACGAATCAAGACGTTATTCAGATCCTGGCGCTAATGAACGCGACGGGCTACGAGCTGCTGCGCCGGCACAACTGGCGTGCGATGACCAAGCAAAAGGCTTTTTATACTCAGTTTCTGACCACGACCGGCAACTGGACCACCGCAGCCAGGACGATTACCGGCATTCCCAGCACCGCAGGGTTGGACACGACCTACCAGGTGCAGGGGACCGGCATTAACCAGAATACGTTTATAGCGTCTGTTGACAGCGGAACACAGGTTACTGTTGATCAAGACTTTGCCGCAGCAGGCGGCACCGCGGCAACGGCCTATTTCCAGAAAATGAAATATGACTTGCCCAGCGATTACGAGGCATTGGTGCCGCGCACGATGTGGGACAAGTCGAAGCACTGGGAGATGCTGGGACCAGAGGACGCGCAACAATGGGAATGGTTGCTGTCGGGCTACATCAGCACCGGACCGCGGATCCGCTGGCGCCTGCTAGGTTCTTTTTTCCAAATATGGCCAGGCACTTCTGCCGCTGAATATCTAGGTTTTGAATACAGGTCTAACGGCTGGGCCAATTCTGCTGCTGGCGCCGTAAAGACCAGCTTTACGGTGGACACTGACACGACGATCTACCCTGATCGGCTGATAGTTCTGTCAACAAAGCTCAAGTATTTTGAGGCAAAAGGCTTTGACACCACGGCGATGTATCGAAATTACATGTATGAACTTGAAGCGGCAATGGCGCTGGATATGTCGAGCGCGAACCTGAGTTTTGCACCGCGGCCTGGCACTGTCCTGATCGGCTACGACAATATCCCGGATTCCGGCTATGGCCCGAACTAACAAAGCACTGGTGCAGCGGACGGCTGCACAAGTTGCATCTATCCCAGCGCCGGTTGGCGGCTGGAATGCGCGAGACTCTATTGCCAACATGGATCCGGCCGATGCGTATCAGCTAACCAATTATTTCCCTAGCGTGAGCAATTTAGTGCTGCGCGGTGGTTTTGAGAATTGGGCAACAGGGATTAGCGGTCAAGTGCAGTCGCTGGTCAATTACTCAACCGGCGTTGCCAACAAGTTGTTTGCTTGGGCGGGAACGTCAATTTTTAATGTTACAACGCAAGGCGCTGTTGGTGCCGCAGAAGTTACTGGATTGAGCAATGCCAAGTGGGAGCACATCAATGTCACCACTGCTGGAGGAAGTTACCTTTACGCAGTAAACGGTGTCGATGCTCCGCTGCTCTACGACAATTCAACGTGGGCAAGCATTACCGCTATTTCAACAATTGCCATTACTGGCGTTACCACCACGACTTTAAGCAATATTTCGCTTTTTAAGAACCGCGTCTGGTTTATCCAGAAAGACACGCTCAAGGCTTGGTATCTGCCCACTGGGGCTGTTGGCGGGGCAGCGCAGGTTCTGGATATGAGCCAGATTGCCAAATACGGCGGCACGCTGGTGGATCTGGATACCTGGACGCTGGATGCAGGTTACGGCGCCGATGACAACTTGGTGTTTGTGACCAGCAACGGCGAAGTGATTGTCTGGCGCGGCACCGATCCGGCAAGTGATGCAACCTGGGCGCTGGCCGGCGTGTGGAAGCTGGGTGCGCCGGTTGGCAAGCGGTGCATGATGAAATACTCCGGCGACTTGCTGATAATCACACTGGACGGGCTGTTGCCGTTGGCTTCTGCTCTGCAAAGCTCAAGACTAGATCCGCGGGTGGCTTTGAGTAATAAGATTCAAGGCGCTATTACTACTGCAACGGTTAATTACGGGTCAAATTTCGGCTGGGAAATACTTTATTCTTCTAAAAACAATGCCTTATGGATAAATGTGCCGGTTTCAGAGGGATCGCAGCAACAGTACGTGATGAACAACATCACCAAAAGCTGGTGCAACTTTACCGGCTGGGCGGCCAATTGCTTTGAAACCTTCAACGATAATCCTTATTTTGGCGGCAACGGCGTGGTGTGCAAAGCCTGGGATGATGGGTATATCGATGGCACAGCAAACATCCAAACCACGGTGCTGCAGGCGTTTAATTATTACGAAAGCCGCGGCGTAAAGAAGTATTTTACTCGCGCTCGACCAAGCATATTCACCGATGGCACGCCGGCTGTATTTGTCGGGATGAACGTTGATTTCGATACTGCCGACACTACATCCAGCTTGTCATTCTCGCCGACTTCTGTTGCTCTATGGGGTTCTGCTTTATGGGGAACCGGGCTATGGGGCGCCGGGCTTCAAATCACGAACAATTGGCAGGGTATTACGGGTATCGGGTATTGCGGCGGGATCCAGCTAAAAAGCAGCAGCGCCGGGTTGCAGATCGAATGGGCGGCCACCGACGTTGTTTACCAGACCGGATGGGCAGGAATATAGTATCAGGGCCGGAGATCGGCCACTGGGTTGCAAAACGCGTGGACGGTGGCTTTTTTGAGGGCAGATCGACCGCTTTAGGGTTAAAACGAAATGATCAGATTATTGCCGGCGTCATTTATGAAAACTGGAACCATAAAAGCATTTGGTGCCATTTTGCGATTGAAGGCCAACTGACACCGGCTTATTTAGCTGCGATATTTAATTACCCGTATAACATCTGTCAGGTTGAAAAGATCATTGTGCCGGTGGGCAGCGAGAACGAGGAAAGTGTCAAAGTGGTGAAGAACATGGGATTTACAGAAGAAGGCAGGATCAAAGAAGGTCGGCCGCATGGCGACATTGTTTTTTATACGTTGCACCGCGACGACTGCCGATTTTTAGGTCAACGATATAGCAAAAGGATTGCAAATCATGGGTAAATCATCGCCATCACCACCGCCGCCACCGGATTACGCAGCGGCTGCTACAGCGCAGGGCGCGGCAAATTTGGAGACAGCTCAACAGCAAGGCTACATGAATAACCCAAACATTGTCGGCCCGCTGGGTGGGCAGACGGTAACGTTTGGCGCAAACAATCAACCAACAATCACGCAAACGCTGACTCCTGCGGCACAGGCTACGTTGGACGCACAGCAGAACGTGCAGCTCGCGCTGGCCAACCTCGGTGAGACGGGAATCGGGACAGCCAGTTCTGCTCTGGCAACGCCTTTTGTTTCGACAAGTCCAGCTTTGCAGAC